TAGAAGCTCCCGTAGAAGTTGTAGAAGCTACCGTAGAAGTTGTAGAAGCTACCGTAGAAGTTGTAGAAGCTACCGTAGAAGCTCCCGTAGAAGTTGTAGAAGCTACCGTAGAAGCTCCCGTAGAAGCTCCCGTAGAAGCTCCCGTAGAAGTTGTAGAAGCTACCGTAGAAGCTCCCGTAGAAGCTACCGTAGAAGCTCCCGTAGAAGCTACCGTAGAAGTTCCCGTAGAAGTTCCCGTAGAAGTACCCGTACAAGCTACCGTAGAAGTTCCCGTAGAAGCTACCGTAGAAGTTCCCGTAGAAGCTACCGTAGAAGTTCCCGTAGAAGCTACCGTAGAAGTACCCGTAGAAGCTCCCGTAGAAGCTACCGTAGAAGTTCCAGTAGAAGCTACCGTAGAAGTTCCAGTAGAAGCTCCCGTAGAAGCTCCCGTAGAAGTTTCCGTAGAAGTTCCCGTAGAAGCTACCGTAGAAGTACCCGTAGAAGCTCCCGTAGAAGCTACCGTAGAAGTACCCGTAGAAGCTCCCGTAGAAGCTACCGTAGAAGTTTCCGTAGAAGTTTCCGTAGAAGTTCCCGTAGAAGCACCAGTAGAAGCTACCGTAGAAGTTCCAGTAGAAGCTCCCGTAGAAGTTTCCGTAGAAGCACCAGTAGAAGCTCCCGTAGAAGTTTCCGTAGAAGTTCCCGTAGAAGCTTCCGTAGAAGTTTCCATAGAAGCTTCCGTAGAAGTTCCCGTAGAAGTTTCTGTAGAAGCACCAGTAGAAGCTCCCGTAGAAGCACCAGTAGAAGAAGCACCAGTAGAAGAAGCACCAGTAGAAGAAGCACAAGTAGAAGAAGCACAAGTAGAAGAAGCACAAGTAGAAGAAGAATCTATAAAAAAACGGTCTTCTAAAAAATAAATTTTATAAAGTTTAATTTATTTTAAGAATTACTTACTAATATATATTAATCATAGTATGAAGAAAGATCATCACAATCATTTTTAGTATCAGATAGATTAGTAATTATATTAATTAGTAATCTATTATTTCAATCTGTTTATGTTCAATAAATTGTTCAGTAATTTCTGTTTTATGCACCAAGGAAAATAATAATATATATTTCTATTTTTATATTGTATATATGCATCTTTTAGTTTAAATTCTTGTATTTTAATTATTTTAATAAAACTATAAAATTTTTATTAAATATGTATATATATGCAAAGTAAAGATGTAAATTATCAAAAATATTTAAAATATAAAAATAAATATTTAAATTTACTGAGTCAAACAGGTGGTAGTGATAGACGTTCTGTTCGCCCTACTGCTTCTCCTGTTCCTACTACTCCTCCTATTTATCCTGATTATTTTCTTAGTATAGCTCCAATTGAAACTAATTCAATTAACCTGATTTCAATTACTTATAATCGTAAATGGAGAAAAAAATATGACAATACTGATTATATCATTTATCATTTTACAAATAAGATTTTTAATTCAATTCAGTTTTGTAATTTAGAATTATATTTGAATGATTTATATACAATATTAAGTCAAAATACAGATCAATATCCACACATAACACAATTATTTATAAAAATGTTTTCTTTTTCCAATAAAAATATTTACAATTTATTTAATTTCATAGCATTATTTGAAAATATAAAATTTCTAAACATTGATGCAGTAAATTTTGATAATATTATAGTTCCTAAAATCTTAGATATTATAAGAACAAATAAATCAAAAAATAAATTAAAGTTTTTAAAATTAATAAGATTTGACTTTGTAAAAAATCAAATAGATTTAAAAACTCAAAAAGCAATGGTTAAAGAATTTAAAGCTATTGATATTGATTTAACTTATGATGAAATACCAAAAAGATAAATATGTGTTTGATAATATATAAAAAAACTTTTATAAGTTTAATTTATTTTTCAGAATTGCTTACTACTATGTACCAATCATAGTATGAAGAAAGATCATTTTTAGTATCAGATAGATTAGTAATTATATCAATTAGTAATCTATTATTTCTGACTTTTTCTTCAATCTGTTTACGTTCAATAAATTGTTCAGTAATTTCTGTTTTATGTGCCCAAGGGAAAGAATAATAGATATTTCCATCTTGATATCGCATATATGCATCTTTTAGTTTAAATTCGTGTGTTTTAACTTTATCAGCAACAACATTGAATAAAATCTGAGTATCTGATTTAGTTACTTCTTTTAGACATTTCCAAAATTCATCAGAATCAAATAGGTGCATAATACTAAAATTAAGTACAATATAATCAAATTTCATATTTTTAATATTAAACCATTTTGAATTTTCAAACCAGTTTTGACGTAAATCACACGGACTAAGATTAATATATTCATTTTCATCCATAGTTTGAATATTTTCTAATAGCATTCTTGAATCAATATCTAATCCACAATACATTTTTGGACTATATTTTTTTATTTCATTTATTAGTTTACCTTTACCACAACCCAAATCTAACCAAGACTTGTTTAGTTCTGGAGATAACTTTTTAATTTGTTCAGAAAAAATATTAGTTTGTTTTTCTAATTCTTTAATATATACCGAGTCTAATTTAACATTTGTCACTTGATAATAAGGCGAAGTCATATTTTCAACCCAATCATTTTTGTAAATTGTTTTAATATAGTTAATAATTCTAAAGTTATTTGGAGTTTTTTTATCAAAACGAATTTCTCTAGCATCATATTTATCATTACCAATTGGATAACACCGATAGATATTCCCTTTTTTAGGTGTATTTAATGAAGTAATAAAATTAGTATATTTATTATTTTCTTTATCTAACCAGTTTTTCCCATCATATAATAAATCGATAGTCATCATATATTTAGGTTTAATTTTAATTTCACGCATTCCATCAATTGGAGAAATAATTAACCCATCGCATGTGTAATTACCTTGATTATTAATAAACTTAGAAAACTGTGAATCTGAGTTTATAATTATATCTTGAATAATTTGTTCTTTTAATTTATTAGAACAATCATTAATTAAGAATGATACTTTAGGATACCATCTAATGTGATGTTCTTTTGTTTTATCTAAAAAATCATTAAAAATAATACGTTCTTTTTGAAGTAATTCAACTAGTTCTTCTAAAGTATTAATTGTTTCTAAACTAGTTTTATTTGTCCAAGGATGCAGTGAACGAATAATATCATATCTTTCAATAATTGAAGTATTTGGTATATCAATATCAAATACAAAATACAAATCATTATTTTCAATAAATTCTGCTTTAACTATACAATATTTTAGTTTTTCGCATTCTGGAAAAATATTTGTTGAAAGATTATTAACAAGAATACCATCTGCTTTTTCACGAATTAAAAAAGAATTATAAATATTAAATTCATCTGGTAGCAAATGTCGCGGAGGAAGATTTGTAAATTTTTGTTTATTAAGTTGCCAATTATAAGAACCTTTTGATAAAATTGGTTTATTTGATGGTTTAAAGTTACGTAATTCTTCCATAAGTGGAAATATTTTAATTTGATTTCCTATTATTTTAGATTTGATTTTTCTCTTAATCATTAATCTAATATAATGAAGCATTAAGTTTATTTTAACTCCATCACTATTTTTAACAGAAACAAATTTACCTAAACATAATAAAAATAACATATCTTCTTTAATAAAATATAAAGTATTATTATTAAAGTGAAGTGCGTATTTAAAAAAGTCTAATTTACATAAGATTTTAATAGCTATTCCGCATATTTTATAATTAAATAATTTTTCTAATGTATTTATTTGAATATGATCATTAGTAATTGAATAATTAAGTGTTATACTTATCATATGTAAAATAGTTTCATAATTTTTAATAAGATCTTTTTTATTAACAGTTAATTTATTAATATCATATTCTAATCCAAAATTACAATTATTGTATATCATCATAACTAATTGAAAATAAAATTTTTCTTGATCCGTTATTAATAAATTATAAATATATTTGTAATCTTCAATAGAAGGTGCCTCAATATAATGATAAGAATGAATAGTTAATATTTGAATAATATCAATTGGAATGTGATAATAATATTTAAATAATTCTTTTTTAATAGCAAAAATTACACCAATATCATAATAAAGCATCTTATTAAAATATGGATTTAGGTTGCAATTTTTAGAAAGAATTTTTAATTTTTTTAACTTATATTTTGTTGGACTAATTGAAGTTAATAGATTAGATAAAATTTGTTCAATAATATAATTTTTTTGAAGTAACATTGATTTATTTTCTTTAATTTTTTCTAAAATCCATTTATATAATCTATCATCAGCATTTTTAATACTAAGTGAAATAATATATTCATATTCGTCTTTAAAAATATCAATTTTAAAAAAGTCTATCCAAAATAAGAAAACCGGAAATACTCCTTTTATTGATGAAAGAGTTAAAATATCTTTTTTTAAATTATTATCATTAACAATAATAATATATTTGATATTTTGTAAAAATTTATGTCCATCTTTAATTATAGATAGTAAGTATAAAAAATATTTTATATTTTCTTGAAATATTTTATCATTATTTTTATATGTTAATACATTGTTTACCAATAAATTTACTAATTGAATGAAATAAGATAATTTAAAGTTTTTATCTGATTCTTGATGACCTTGTGTCATATAAATTATTTTTGAAATTGTTTCTAAAAATAATACATAATTATCTAAATCTAAATTTAATAATTTAGTAAAATTATAACTATCAATTTGTTTAGATTTATAAAGGTCTATTATTTTATCTATTTCATTATTAATATTCATCTTTATCTCATTGGATACTTTTTTTGTCTTGGACATTTTATAGAATAATTATAATATTATAATTATAATATTATAATATTTCAATTTTTTTGTAGGATAATATAATTATGAATATTACAAAAAAATATAAAAATTATAAAATTAAACCTACTAAGGAAACAATTGAAGATTATTGTAGTCCTAAAAAATTTAAACTACAAACACAACAGTCATTTTTAGCAGAATATTTTGCATCAAAAGAAGCTCCTCCTGGTATGTTAGTATTTCATCAAATAGGTGCAGGAAAAACGTGTGCTGCAATTTCTGTTGCAGAAAAACTTAAGAATAAATTAAAAATAATGGTAGTTGTTCCTGCATCATTAATAGGTAATTTTATGGATGAATTAAGGTCACCTTGTCCAGATTATAATTATATAACACCATCTGAACAAACAAAACTATCAACATTAAAAATAGATGATCCTGAATATTATGAAATTATAAAAAAATCAGAGAAAAGAATAAAAAAATTTTATACAATATATTCTTATCATAAATTTGTAGATCTTGCACAAAATAATAAAATAAAATTAAAAAATACTTTATTAATAATTGATGAAATTCAAAATATGGTTTCATTAACAGGAACATTTTACCAAACATTAAAAGATCTAATAGATAAATCTGATAATAGTTTAAGAATTTTAATTTTATCAGCAACACCTATGTTTGATCGTCCAAGTGAAATAGGATTAACATTAAACTTGCTAAAACCAAAAATTAAATTTCCAATTGGTAATGATTTTAATCAAAAATTTTTATTAAAGAAAGAAATAAATTATAACGTTATAAATATGACAAATTTTATTAATTTAAGTAAAGGTTTAGTTTCATATTATCGAGGTGCACCACCATATACTTATCCTAAACAAATATTTAAAGTAGTAAAATGTCAAATGTCTGATTTTCAATTTAAATCATATTTAACTGCTTTATCTTCAGAAGGAGAATATATAAAAGGCGCATTCAAAAATGTTGATATTTTAAATCTTCCACTTAACTTTTCATTAGGAACACGAATGGTATCAAATATTGCATTTCCAAATAAATGTATTGGTGAAATAGGATTTAATGATTTTAAAGATAATTGTTTAATGTTTCAAAATATTAGTAATTTTTCTATAAAATTTTATAAAATATTAAAAAAAATTAAAAAATCAGAAGGCCCTACTTTTGTATATTCAAACTTTAAAGACTTTGGAGGATTACGTTCATTTATTAAATTTATTGAATATCAAGGTTATAAAAATTATAAAATTCATGGAGAAGGTCCTAATAGATATTCCGTTTGGACTGGTGATGAATCTCAACGTATGAAGGAAGAAATTAAAAAGATTTTTAATAAAAAAGAAAATAAAGATGGTTCTAAAATTAAAATTATGTTAGGTTCTCCGTCTGTTAAAGAAGGTGTTTCTTTTAAAAGAGTAAGACAAGTACATATTTTAGAGCCATATTGGAATATGTCACGAATATTACAAATTATTGGTAGAGCTATTAGATTTTGCTCTCATAGTGATATTATTAAAATTAATAGAAATGTTGAAGTGTTTTTATATTTAGCAATACGTAAAGGAGAAGAAACTATAGATCAACATATCTGGAAAATAGCTAAAGAAAAAGATAAAATTATACAAATATTTGAAACAGCATTAAAAGAAAATGCAGTTGATTGTGAATTATTTTACAATCGGAATGTTTATAAAACAGATGAATATAAATTACAATGTAAAAATTAAATTAAATATTAATTTTTATTGTAAAAATTAAATAAAATATTAATTAAAATAAAATATTAATTCCCATTTAATTGAAATATACATTTTTTATTATTTTCTAATAAATAAGTTGTAATAAAATTTTTAAGTGATTCAATACTTATATTTACTAAGTTTTGAATTAATATTTGTTTTCTATGAAATAAATATTTTCTATTAATAATTTCACTAAAAAATTTATTAAAAATATCTGATAAACTATTATCTTTTTCATTTAAATAATTATTAGCTGATATTTTCCATTCATCTAAATTAATTTTATTAATTATATCAATTATAGTTATATTAAAATTATTTATTTCATTTAATAATATTTTACAATTTTTATCAGATTGTACTTTTTGAACTATATAATAATTATCACCATAATTTAATAAAGTAAATTTAACTAAATACCCAAGTTGTTTTTTAGTTCTTAATTCTTCAAAAAAAGGTTGTTCTAAAATTAAATAAGTCATAAAAGTATGAACCCATTTATTTGGTTCAAAGTTACCTAATTCGTAAGTAATAGTAACACAATTACTTTTTTCTTCTTTATTTGGATGAAATAGGGTTATATCTTTTGGTAATTCAATTTTAGTAAAATTATATTGAGGTAATAAAATACCTTTTTCAATTAATAGTATATTTTTTGGTAATTGATCATTATAAAGAGCACCACAAAATAAAACAGATAATGAGGAATTATCAAATAATGTTGATATAAAATTAAGTAATTCTTTTTTATTAATTTTTTCTATTTCTTTTATTAAAGTTTCAATTAAATAATCATTATTAATTGATATAGAACTTATATAATAAGAAGAATATTCCCAAGGATTAGAATTATTAATATTTAAATAATTTTCTTTTAATGATATAATATTAGACTCTATAATTTTATCAGGTATTACTGGTGATTTAATTAATTGTAAAGTTTTATCAATAAATTGATTTAATTTAATAGGATCATTTAAACAAGAATAATTTAATATAATACTATTATAAATATTATTCATAGATAATGAAATATCAAATTGAAGCATAAATATATTAGATAATTCTTGATTTAAATAAAATGATAAACATTCTATAGCTAATACTGTATAAATATAAGATTTTGGTGTATCAAAATATTTTGGATTATTAAAAATTAAAGCCCCTTTAATAATATCTTCATTAAATTTAGTTACACCAGAAAACCAAAATCGATTTTTTATAAAAATAGGTGTTTCTAGATTTTCACATAATTTTAAATTTTTTTGAATTTTTAAATCTAAAAAAGGGTTATCAATATTAAATTCTAAATTAAATAGTATTTCTGGAGAATATATATTAGTTATTTCTCCATATACAGTTTCGTAATTTTCATCAATAATTTTATTAATTATTTTATTATCTTGTGAAATTAATAATTTAATACATTTGCTAAATTGTTGTTTTATACTATTATCAATTTTTAAAGATATATTTGGAATTAACGCAGGTCCTGATAATAATTCATTCAAATTATATTTATGCATATTGACTGCCAGTATATTTGATTTTGTTAGTGAGTCTATTTTATCATAATTATCAAAAAGTAGTTGAAAAATTTTTCTATAATATTCTATAATTTTAGTTAAATCTTGTGAAAAAATATTATTAATTGTATATTTAACATATCCATCTATTGTATTTAATTTAGTTAATCCTAATTTTGTTAAATTAATATTTAAAATAAAAAGACCAACTTCTTCTTCAATATTTACATAACAATATTCAGCTAATCCATTAACCTTTAAAAAATTACTTAAAGAATTTTTATTAAGCATAGTCAATAACTCTAAAATTATTTTATAAATTTTATTTGTTTCAGTAAATCCTGGATTAATTTCCCATATATATTTAATTTTTTGAATATCAGATAAAGGTATCATCTGAAATGTTTTTCCAAAATTATCATATATTGGTTTTTGAATAGTTATTTCTTTTTTTAATTTAGTTGGAATATTACCAAAAGTTGATTTTAAAAGATTTTTTTGATTTTTAATATCAATATTTGAAACAATACATACACTTATATTTTCTGAAACATAAAACTGATTATAAAATTTAATCATTGCATTTCGAATAGTTTTTTTATTCATAGTACTGTTAGAACCAGTAGCAAAAGTATTCCATTTATTATCTTTATTTGCTAAATTTTTAATAATTTGATGTTCTCTCCAATTATCATCATTTATATTTTTTTGATGTTCTGAATTTACTGCATTTATTTCACGTTGTACTGCATCTTCATTAAATAAAGGATCAATAAAAAATCTAGAAAAAATATCCATTAAATGTTCTACTCCATCATTAAAAACAGAAAAATAATATACTGTTTCAAACATATTTGTCCAAGCATTAGAAAAACCACCATATTTTTTAATATTATTATTATAGTATTTTTCATCTGGATATTTTTTAGAACCTAAAAATAACATGTGTTCTAAAAAATGAGCTAAACCTTGAAAATCTTTAGGATTTGAATAAGACCCAATATTTACAGAAACGGTAACAGTAGTTTTATCAGTATCTTTATCATATACACAAACTGTTTTAATACCATTTTTAAGTATTACTGTATCAAAAAGTCTAGTTTCATTTTTAGGAATAATCATTATTAATTTATAATAGATTATTTTTTTAATTATATATTATATATTAAAATCATTAGTTATTTCTGAATTAATCATAGGTATATCAGATTCTTTCAAAGCAGTTTCCCACTCTTCTAAAAATTCTTTTGCATTTATTTTATTATGTTCAAATTCGGATATTTCTTTATCTTTTAACCACAAGTCTTTAATTTTTAATAATTTAGTTGTTTGTTTAACAGCATCATCTTTTATATTTTCTAATGTTAAATATGGTGTAATAAAAATATGATGATTTACTGAATTAAAATAATCATTATCTTTAATATTTTCTTCACTAATATCTTTAATCCATTTATCTAAATCATTATTTTCTTTTAAATATTTAATTAAATATTCAAATTTGGGAATTAAATTATATGTATATGCTGTTATATTATTTGAATGATAATTTGTAAGATTACCAAAAAAGGAAGTAACTAAATGATATATTTTTTTAATATAATCGTAACACATATTATAATTATATTCTTCAAATAAATGTTTAATATAATCATCTTTTGATGGTTCATATAAAATAGAATTTTTATTAGTTAATTCGCATATTGTTGTATCTGATAAAATATTATATAAATCTTGATAATTATCTTTTGTTCGTAAATAAGGTTTAACATATATAAATAAACCAATATTTTCAATATTTGCAAAATCTAATGAATCTAATAAATTATCTTCTATATTTTTAATTAAAGTCATTTTATATTCATTAAATGAACTAAAATCAGGTTTATCATTTATTTTAAGTAATTTTACTCGTATATCATCTTGATATGATATATTTGTAATATCTATTTTTTCTTTTAATAATAATGCATCTTTTATTAATAAATTTTTAATTAAAGATATTACTCCATTATAATCTAAATTTAATTTATCACTATCTGTTAAAACATTAGTAATATTTAATGATAATTTAAAATTTCTAATAATTAAAATTTTTGCAACTATAGATGAAATATTATTATTAATATTTTCAATAGTATTTTTTAACATTTCAAAATTAATTTCAATTTTATCATTAATTAATGTAACTATATGTGATTTATTTTTATTTAGTAATTTAAAAATAAAATCAATACCTATTTCAGAACCAAATTGTATTGTTGTGGGTAAGTGATCATTACCAAAAAAGAATAATAATAAACATAAATCATACACGATTAAATAATCATTTTTTAAATTTTTGTCAGAATCTAAATTATTAAATTGATTATATAATTTTAAAATACAATTAATCATACCAGGTCCATCATAATAATTAATATTTAAATCATTATCTCGCGATGTATGTTTAATAATAGATATATTAATATCTTCTCTTTTTAGAAAAAAAAATGTTTGTTGTACTAACATTAAATGAATTAAATCAGAATCTGTTGTATGAATTGCAATATCACCATGTAATTTATTATTTTGAATATATTGAAAAATTTTTAAATCAGATTCACCATTTATAGAACCAGAATTTACATATATTTTAATATTTGGAAATTTTTTAATAAAATATAAATTTATTTTTTGTTCAAGAGTTTTAATAATTTGTGATATTGGACTAAATGATTTATCAATACCAAATCTTTTTTCAATCCATCTAAAATAATTATATTTTATTCCATCTTCATTCATATATATATTTTTAATTTTACCAAAATATGTGTCAAATTTTTGTTTTCTAAGAGTTGATTCATAATAATTTTTTGTACGACGCCTTCGTTGTTCTATAATTTTAGAATATGATGGAATACCATCAATAAAAAAACAAATTGATTGAATATTCTTTTTAATGTGAAAATCTTCAATAATATTTTCAATGTTATTAATTACACAATCTATTATCATTAATTCTAATTTACTTAAACCATTTGATTGTTTAGTGCTTATAAAGTTAAATAATTTAGATAATATCTCATCTTCATCATTACCATCAAAAATAAATTCTATATTTTCACAATGATTCTTCCACCAAGGTAAATCAAATATTTCTTGTAATTTTTCTTCTGTTTTATTATCTGGTGTATAACTAAAAGGTAAATTTAAAACAATTTTAACTATATTATTAATTTGTTCTTCTAAAATAAACATTTGATTATAAATTATAAAATTTAAATCAAACAGAATATGATTTCCTAAAAAGTTACGTTTAATATCATCAATTATAAAATTATAATTATAATTAAAATTTTTAATAATAAAATTTAATAATCTATCAAAACCCATTTATTTACTTATTATAATAAATAGTTTTTTTTCTTTTTAATGATTTTAATGATTTTTACGTAAATAATTAATTATTTCCCATAAACTTTTACAATCAATTTCATTATATTTTTCTATTTCTTTCATTGTAAAATCTTCATCAGGATTTGAATCTTGTTTGCTATAAATTTTATATGCTAATAACATTGCATTAAGTCCATTAGCACAACTACTAGATGTGTCCCATATAGTTGATATTAAATTATTTTCAAATAATGCTCTAGTAATAGATTTTAATGAATAATTTAATGCACCTTTTACAACAATTGGTTCATTTAAAAATACTTGATATAAATCTACCATTTTTTGTGGAGGTAATAATTGGTTTCTTTCTCTTGATTTATCATAAGACGTTTTTTCTGCTTGTGACCAATGAATAAAAATAGGAACCGTTTTATCAGATTCTTTTAATTTATTATTAATAAAAGTCCAAAATAAATCTAAAATATCTTTTTCTCCTTGTTTAGTATTTTTTTTAGCTATAAAACTTTTATATTCCCAATTATTATTTTTTTCATAACCTACACCAATCATAAATATTATATTAAAGTCTTCATAATCAACACCTAAATTATCTATACGTATATTTCCAAAATTTGAATTCATTGTTTCATAATCAAGATAAAATTCTATTTCATTTTCTTTACGAGTTCGCCATTCGGGGTCATTACATTTAATATTTTTTGGAAGTACAATATTAACATTTTGACGATTAATTTTTAAAATAGAGTTAACCCGTTCAGCTATTTTACCATCATTAAAACCTATTATTTTAGATGTGCACTTCTCATCATTCCATCCAAAAACACCATTTTTAAAAGCTTCTTTTCTATTTTTAATACCACAATAATATACTGATGTAATTTCATAAATTTCTTTTGCTAATGATTTTTTAATTTTTCCATACATACCATCTTTATCATTTTTCATATTAGGATAAAGTTCTTCTTTAGTAGGTAAAGGTAATAATTTCCAATTATGTCCATCGCTTCTAACAGATTGTATCCATTTAATTGCATTAGATAACTTATCTACATAATCTTTATCAAAACTATTGTAATCAATCGTTCCTAATTTATTCATAAAATCATGAATATAATAAGTATTTTTTTTATCACAATAAGAATATTTTTTTCCTAGAATAAATGCCTTTTTAATATTTGTTCCTTGAATGCTATTTAATGCATTAGTATAAACGAGTAATTGACCTTTATATGCTGGCATACTATCACTATTTAAAATATGAATTCTATCGGCTGTTAAATTGATTTGAGAATGTTTAATATCAATTATAACATAATGCCATTTTGTATTTAATTTTGGAGAATCAAAAGTTTCATCATAAATATTATAACCAACTAATTTATTTAAATAATCATTTCGTACTATTAAATCGGGTGCACCATAAGTATTATTATCATAATCATGTAAAATACCTTGATATATAATTTCTATTCCTTGTTTCATTAATTTTATAGTTTTTTCAAATAATTCTTTATTTCTTGCTTGATAAGATTCTGCTACTTTTACAAGAGTATGTTTTTGTTTTATTATTTCAATTACTTTTTCTTCAAATTGGCATCCCTGTTCCATAATAAATTTTGTAAAAGGATCATCTATTACATATTTAACAGTTGATTCTGAATTACCTTTAATAGAAGGTAAATCGTGAATTGATTTAATATTATATTCTTTTATCCAATCAATAATAGGATCATTTAAAAAATAATTTCTAGTTGATGAAGCAGAAACCATTAGTTTCCAATTAATATTATCATTTGACGAACTACCATTATCATTTGATGAACTACCATTATCATTTCTTTTTCTTTTATTATTTATAGGTATTTCTTCAGATTTAAAATCAACCATTTTAAAATATTCTGGTGTTTTTCCTGATTCATAAATATTTATATATTCAAAAATATTTCTTTTATCACAAATTTGATTTCTTTTTAAATTATCTAAAAAGAAACTAAGTTTTGTATAAGATGTTAATTTAAAAAATTCTAAAATTTCTTTATTAGATTTTTCTGTATATAATTCTTTTGAATTAATAATTAAATTGACTTGAAATAGTTTTGTTTTTTCTTTATCATAATACCATCCAAATGTATTATAAACTTGATTTAAATTATATAGATTTACTAGGTTTGCACCTGTAAATTTAGAATAAATTTTAAGTAGTTCTTTTGTTATTAAATATGTACGTGAATTATGGGACATTATATATTAATACTTTAAATAATATGTATTTAATTCAATTTATTTTATTTAGATAATTTAGTGAGTTTAAGAACCTATATTTTATATTATTAATTTAATGGATAAAAATACTATTCTAGATAATCTAAATGCAGTACCAGTTTCTGCTACTGTTTCTGTACCAGTTTCTGCTAATGTTTCTGTACCAGTTTCTGCTAATGTTTCTGCACCATTTTCTTCTACAGTTTCTGCACCTATTTCTGCTCCATCTTTAATTGAAACTCAAATTGAAAATCAAACTGAAAATAAAATAAATATTGAATCTTTATTACATCAATTATTATCTAATAAATTATATATTTATATAATCATTGGAGTTATTATTTTAGCTATTATTAGTTATTATTCATATAAAAAATATTTTTCTAAAAAAGAACAAGATGAAAAAATACTAGATGAAAAAATACTAGATGGAAAAAATCCAGATGGAAAAATACTAGATGGAAAAATACTAGATGGAAAAAATCCAGATGGAAAAATACTAGATGGAAAAATTCCAGATGGAAAAACATTAGAAATGAAAGCACAAGAAATGAAAGCACAAGAAATTAGAGCACAAGAAATCAGAGCACAAGAAATGAGAGCACAAGAAATGAGAGCACAAGAAATGAGAGCACAAGAAATGAGAGCACAAGAAATGAGAGCACAAGAAATCAGAGCACAAGAAATCAGAGCACAAGAAATCAGAGCACAAGAAATCAGAGCACAAGAATCTAAAAAACATATTATATCATTAGATGCTGAATATTATTTATTAGATCGTACTGGAAAATCTATTTGTATGAATGAATATTTTAATAATTTTTTAAATACTACTGATCAAACTGTTTTAATTAATAATACATTAAATAAACAACAAAGACCAAAACTAAATCATCCTAATGAAGAAATTAATATTGAACAACCTATTTTAGATAATGAAGATAATAATATTACAACTCAAGATTTAACTCTTGAAGAAATAGAAGAATTAAAACAACAATTAGATTTAATGCAAAGAAAACAATCAGCTTCTATTACTGCAGAAAATGATGAAGATAATGATGAAGCTACTTTTTAATTTTTTTAATAATACATTTTGGATCCATTTTAAAAGATGATAATCTATCATCTCTTGGAACAATATTAAGAACACATTTAGATTTTATACCATATAACGGTTCAGTACATCCGTTTTCTTTATTTTCTATTTTTAATTTTTCTATTTCAATTGGATTAACTAAACAACGTGATCTAAAATATTCATATCTTTCTCTAACTTGTTCATAAGAGAGTCCTGATTCTTTATTTAACATTTTATTTATAATTTCGTGTAAATTATAAACCCAATAAGATAACGTTTCTCTATTTTTCATCGTATCTTTAGTTAACTTATTATTTTTTAAATTATTAATTAAATTTTCTCTACAATATTTACATGGTAATATATGTACTAAATTTTTATAAAATTTATAATAATGTTTCTTTTGTTCTTCCGTTGGTTGTACAGGATAATTAAAACTAATTGTGTGTAGTACATGCCACATAGGTGGTCCCCATACAGAAGTCATCATACCTTCTCCTGATAAAAAATCTTCTTTTGTAAATGGTGAATTTTTATTATTTTTTTTATTCATATATTAAAATATAGATTTTTATTTTATTAACTAAAAAAACCAAATGAATTACATCCACCAAATTGATTTTCTATATTCATTGGTAAATGCAAACATCCATTGTTTTCTATATTTAAATTATGCATATTTGTTGTTCCAAAATCATTAATTACTTTATAATTATAATAGTTTTTTAATAAATTAATAATATTAGTTGTATGTGCTAATCCAGCATGTATAATAAAAGAAGTTTTATTTTCATTAATACCTTGATAAATTTTAGCAATAATATACCATTCCATTATATCACTTAATATGTTATTAATTTGTTCTAATAAATTGTTATTATCTTTTATTACATCTTTAATATCTTTATCTAAATAATTTTTATTTTTTTTAATAAGAAATGTGATTATTCTTTTTAAAATTAAAAAATGTTTTCCTATTTTTTTTTTTTTTAAAAATTCTTTTGAATAAATATGTTTCAAGTCATTTTTTATAAAATCTAATTTTAAAGTAAAAAATAAATTTATTAATTCTAAATATTCTTTTAAATTTATAATCGGTGCCTGTGTATCGTTTTCATTAGATGCTAATTCCCAAGAAAATGGAATTAATAAAGGTCTTATATCTACTCCTTGAATAATATGACTATTTTTAATATATTCTTCTTTTAATTTTTGTGTATGAGGAGATGAAGGCCATAATTCTTTTAATATAGGTCCTACACGTGGAACTTCTTCAAGAAGAATTCTACTATTATATTTATTTTTAAACCAATCACTAATAAAAATACCATCTTTTTTACAATAAGGTAAATTTGAATGCATATCTGCTAATATTAAAATTTTAATATTATTTTTAATTAATAATGTGTATCCAATACTACCATTTAAATAAATATTTGACATAATTATAATATAATATAAATTATAATTATAAAATTATTTATAATTATAGTTTCATTTTTTTAGATTATTTACAATCTTTACAATCTTTACAATTTTTACATTCTTGACAATTACAATTTTTACATATTTTACATTCTTCACAATTTGTACATTCTTTACATAAACAGCCGCATGTTTTTTGATTTATTTTTTTACCGTTACCTACTTGATTAAAATCTTTTAACATAACATATTTTGTTTTATATTTTAAATATTTATCTTTATAATTAATCTCCATATATAATTATAATTATAAATAAATATTTTAAATATTTTAAATGTTTTATAGTAATTTAATAGTATCACTTTCTTTGCAAATAGGTTTATTTTGTTCTGAATCCGAATCATCTAAATCTGAATCTGAATTATCAGAAATATTATTATATTCAACTTCATCAAAATTATTAATTGGAATCATAAGTTGAGAACTTGTATGATAAATCCACCAGATACGAGTTAATAATTTTCCAAGTAAACGAGATATGTTTGTAATTTTATTATGAAAATAAAAATGTTGAATAGCCTTTACACGATTTCCAAACTCAAACAAACGTTGGTGAATAGTATCAGCTTCTTTTTCTGTTGTACATTTAAAAAGTTTATTATTTTTAATTGAAAACCAAACACGACCATCTATATTTTCCATAGTTTCAAGTTCCAAGTCTTCCATCATCTTAAAAATTTTAGAAAAAGATGTTTCTTCAAAAAGAGAATATGGTGGAATTTTATAATCTTCATTATCTGTTTCATATTTATTAACAAAATATGATAAGAAATGGGCAATATTAATTTGATTATTTTCAATATTTGGGTCTACACATCCAAATGCTTTTATTAAATATGGAATAATGAAAGAAATTGAAATAGATTCATTTGATGAATGACGAAGTACCCACATCATATGTAGATGATTAATATCATTACTAATTGCAAAATTCCATCCATTTTCATAATTAGTTTTAATTCCATCAAGTAGTTCTTTAGTATCTTCATCTAAATCTTTATTTAGACAATGAGTAAATGTAAATTCCCAATCTTGACCCGTATTATTCATTTTAGCTAAACGACAAGCATGTGGTATAACAAAGTTAAGATTATTACATCCTATAATATTTGGAATAGGACAGGTGGAAAGTTGTTTAATACGTTTTTGTGAATATCCAACAAAAATAATATTACCTTTTTTATCTAGACCACGACGGCCAGCACGTCCTACCATTTGATGATAAAGCATTGTATCTAAATCATCTTCAATAAAAGAGTCACGATAAATAACTACCGTACGAAAAGGCATAGAAATACCAAATACAAGTGACATGTCACTAAATACAATAGCTAATTGTTTTTTTGTTGCAAGACTTTGAACAAGACGAAGATAAGTATCTGGTAAACCTTTTGCATAAACACCTACTCCACGCCAAAGAAGTTTAATTATAAAATGATATTCTTCACCAATACATGGGTAGAATTTTTTAAGTTGTGCAGACCATTCTTCTACAATACCTTCCGCAAAAAGTTGGTCATGATTAAGTGTAAATTCACTTGTTGGTTCTTGTAAAGCTGTTGGTATAAAAGTTTCTTCTGTATTTTTTGAATCAAGAAACTGTTTTTGTTCTTTCTTACTATTAGAACTATTATCAGATTTATCTTTTTCTTTTTCATTTTGTTTATCTAAACGACGAAATTTCTTTTGTTCTTTTAACCGTTGAGCATAAAGACGAGGAAACTGTTTATTTTCAAGGTCTTCAATTACTTTAGCAAATTGACGAACCATACGAAGACAAGCAAATGTATTTTTTTGAAAAATAATTGCTGGAGTTTTATCTTCTGCTTTTAGAAGAAAAGCTAATTTAACAAGATCAACAGATTCTTCTGAATATGAAATGTTTTTAAATTTATCAAGTATAATTGTTATTTTTTCTTTATCGTAATTGTCAACTAAATATTTAATAAGGTCATTAAAATATTTATCTGCTTTTGAAAGTTCTATACGCTCTTTAGAATCAAAATATTCTTTATGATTTAATTTTCCTAGATCACCAAATACTTTGCACATATTTTGATATAGTGTCCAAGTATCAAATGGGGTTGGTTGTAGATTTTTTTTTAAAATAGATTCATCTGCAAAGTTTTCAATTTCAACTAGTGATAGTGGATGGATAATTTCAAGTTTGTTAGTATCCGTTTTATAATAATAACGTTGAAGATTGAAGAAACGTTTATTACAAATAATTGAATTAACATTACGATTAACATTAAGAGATTGGAACCAGGTTGTTAATTCATCCATATTACCAATTGTAGCAGACAATGCTAAAAAAGGAATATCCTTATAAATTTTAGCAATAATTTCCATAGAACTACCTTCAGGCATTGCAATAGTATGAATTTCATCAAAAATAATCCATTCAAATTTAATATTAATAAGTGGTAAAAAATCTACAATAGAATCTGCTGTGCCTACAATACATTGAGAATTGTTAATTAATTCTACTAATAATTCACGTTTTGGAATAGTTTGATAAGTTTTTGTTATAATAGGAATATTTTTATTAAGAATTTTACCAATATAAGAGGATAATTGCCAAGCAAGCGCATCAGTTGGAACAACAATCATTATTTTTCCTTTTGTTGCTACATAACCACAAAGAACTGTTTTACCAGCTGAAGTTGGTGCAGAAACAACTATTGATTTATTTTCATCAATATGATTTATTACTTGAATTTGCCACTCATCAAACTTTTGAAATCCTTTACTATTTAAAGGGGGCATTTGATCAGAAAATTTTTCAAATTGAATTTTTATCAAATCACATTTTTCTACTATTTCTCGCATAGTATTAAGGCTTTTTGCAAAATCTTTTTCAATATTAGAAGTTATTTTAAATTGATTTTCACAAAGACGAAGAAAAATATTACAGATTAAATCATTATTATTTTTATTAATTTGATGTTCTAGTGTTAATAAGAGTAATCGTGTACGACCTTCATCTGTTTGAGGTTTTGCATTAAGACCAAATTTTTCTAATGAAATAATATCTTCATTTAAAAGTTGTTCTTTTTTTTTCAAATAATTTGTAAGAATAATAACTTCTGTTTTATTTAGCTGTTCACCATTAATTTTTCGTTGATGCAAAATATCTTCTTTTTTTGGCTGAGGGTTAATATATGAATGAATAATAGTTGGGTCAAATACATTTTCAGGACGTAATTTAACTTTAATATTTTCTTCTTCATTAGGAATATATTTTTTTTGAAAGAAAGTATATTCCCAGTCTCCTTTTTCGTTAGTCTTTTTAGTAGTATTCTTTTTATTAGTATTATATTTAGTATTATTTTTTATAAACTTATGTGACATACTTTAATTATTATATATTAAATGTATATTTAATAAATAAATAATTTTCAATTTTTATTTAGAATTATTATAAATAAAATAAACGATATTAATTTTTAAATCATCGCTTTTTGACATAAAAATGCACGAAGAGATAAATTGATATGACCGTTATATTTTTTAAGAAAATGTAAAATTACTTCATCACTTTCAGTAATTCCAAGAGATTTAATATGTTTAATTTCAACTGAATAATCTTTTTCTTCATTTATTATTGGAATTGTCATATTGGTAATATCACCATGTGATATAAATTTTAGAAAAGTTTTAAATATGTCTGGTTCATTGAAATAAATTTTAACTAGATGTTTAAAATTAGGATTTTCAAAAAGTTCTAAAGTTTTAGTATTATTAGAATTAATTATATCTTGTGAAAGTTCTGGAATTTCTTCTTCTATTTTATCAACTATTGATTTAGTTAATTCTTCATCATCAATATCATCAACTTCATTAATATAATTAATATAATCAATATCATTATTTTTTGAAAAAATTTTAATTAATTTATCATTAATCTCTTTTTTTGAAGTAAAAATAAATACAATTAAATTATAATTATCTGATACTTCAAAAAATTTAGAATCATTATTAAGATGTTCTGATTCTACTATAAATTTAATATGTTCAAAATTTTCAGATGGTATACCATAGTTTTTAAATATAGATGTAATTGAAGAAAGTCTAACTATTCCATTTATATTATATTTAATTTCAAGTACTTTTAATTTTATATTTCCAATAAGTTTGAAGATAATAGGCATTTACTAATTAAATATATTGAAAAATTATTAAATTATCAATTTTTATTATAAAAATATTGATAGTTTTAAACTTTAAATTATTATATTATATAATAATGACTACCATTAAAGGTTTTAATAATATAGGTAATACTTGTTATTTAAATTCTGGTTTACAATTATTAATTCAAAATACTGACTTTTGTGAAATAATTTTAAAAAATAGTAATAAATCAGAAAATTTAGAAATTATGGCTAATTTTATTAAAGAATATTATACAACAACTAATCATGCTATTACACCTACTAAAATTAGAGAAATAGTTGGTAACAATAATAAAATTTTTTATAAAAATGAACAACAAGATGTTGTAGAATTTATAATATATTTAATTGATATTCTTGATACTGATCTTACAAAAAATTTAAATCCACTTTTTGATATTACAACAGAAACAATTATTAAATGTAAAGTTTTAAAATGTTTAAAAACAAGTATAACTATACATAAAAATCCATTTTTAATTTTACCAATTAAAGATGAATGTTTAACTTTAGATGATTGTTATCGTCAATTTAAAGTACACGAAAAATTAGAAGGTGATGAAATGTATTTTTGTGAAAATTGTAAACAAAAAAGAATTGCATCTAAACGTTTAAATGTTATTGAATGGAGTAATAACTTAATTATTTGGTTAAAACGTTTTGAAAATAATAAAGAAAGACTTTTTAAAAATAATAAAGAAATAGAAATCCCAATTGATTGGAGACACGATTTTACAATTAAAGGAGCAGTAATTCATATTGGTCAAATTAATGGAGGACATTATATGTATATGAGCAGAAATTTATTAAATAATAATTGGTCAATGTGTGATGATTCATCAGTATCATTAATTTCTAAAGAAAAAGTTCAAACTTATCTAAATCGTGCGTATATATTTAATTATATTAAAAAATAATTTATTCAAATAATAATAATATAAAAATATTCTACTATATTTATATATGTCTAGTGAATTATATTATCAAAAATATATTAAATATAAGACTAAATATAATAATTTAAAAACAAATACACAAATGGGAGGAAGTACACAAATAGAAGAAAGTACACAAATAGAAGAAAGTACACAAAAAACAGATATTTATTTTTTTAAAGCTAATTGGTGCGGTCACTGTCAAAATTTTTCACCAACTTGGGACGCATTAGAATCTGAATTAGGTACTAAATATACTTTTAATACTATAGATGTAGATGATAAAAAAAATAAAAAAATACTTATAAAATATAAAAAATATATTCAAGGATATCCTACAATTATAAAAAAAGTAGGAGATAATATTCACTTATTTAATGGAGAAAGAAATGTAAATAATGTAAGAGAATTTATAACTGAATCAAATTAATTTGAAAAAATTTCAATAAAATCATTAGAATCAGATGATATATTTAATTCATCTAAATTAATTTTAATTATTTTTAAATTTTTTTTATTTTTATTATCCCTAATATTTAAATTAGATGTTCCTCCTAATTGATTTCTTTTTGATTTTTTAGTTAATTCAATATTATTTGATAATAATGATAAATTTCTAATATTATTATAAATAATATCATCTTCTATATTATTTTTTAATAAATCTATAGATTCTAAATCAGAAATAAGTTTATTATTATTTTCTTTAATATCATTTATTTTAATAATATTAATTTTAGATAAATTATTTTTTATTTCTTTTATTTTTTTTTTTTTTGTACTTTCTATTTCTTTTAAAATTTTTTTTTTATCTTTTAAATACCAATTATTTTTTTCTTTTTTAAGTAATGGTATTTCTGATACAGTTGATAATTCTAAAATATTTTTAAATGAATTATCTGTAACCATTTTATCTATAATAGGTTTATTAATTTTTTTATAAAAATCAATTATTCTTACATTAAAATTATTATTTTCCATTTAAATTATTTAAGATATTATTTAAATAATATATAAATTATAAACGCTTAATTATTTTTAAATTATACTATTTATTTGTGTTATATGAAAGTATACCTAAATCTTTAAGATTTGAAATAATATCATTATATTTTGATTTTTGATGTGTTTGTTCTTGTGTTATTTTTTTAATATGAAATTCTGAATTTTTTTTAAGTTCATCAAAATTTTCAATATGTTTATCAATAATTAAATTTTCAGGTAAGCATTTTAATTTTTGTGGTTTTAAATCATAATCTTGTTTACTTCTTTCATCTTCTTTTTGTTTAATAATTTTTTTCATAGTATTAGTATCAATAGATTCATCAACATCAAGTTTTAAATCTTTACTGTTTTTTATATTATTTGGAACAGTGTTAGTAATTCCATTATAAATTATTTTACTTTCTACAAATTCTGTTTTTTTACGTTCTGATGTTTTTTTACTTAAATTATTAATTACATCTGGGTTAAATTTATCTTTTTTATTTTTAAAAAAAATATTATTTTCCATTAAACAATATTATATTTAAAAATAAGAATTAAACGAATATAAAATAAATATAAAAATAAATATAAATTTAAATAATGGATATCGAAGATAGAATTAAATATTACTTAGGTAATTTATATAATACATTTATAAAAAATCAAAAGATAGAATATCAAGATATATTTAATGAAAAAGAAGCAATATCATATAATAAAATTCAATTAATAAATAATGATACCTTGTTTTATGATAATTATGATTATCAAATAAAATATTATATAAATGATTTACGTAAATATTTTAATAATAGTGAAATAAAAATTTTTAATATTTATATTGCATTTGGAGATATTAATGTTAAACTGAAAAAATATTGTTTTACAAAATCAAGACCAATAGATTTAATAAATAATCTTAATGTATTATTAAACTTAAATACTCCAAGACATTGGGAAGGTTTAGACGATGTAAACAAATTTGATATACCTTTTGATAAAAAAAATAATAAAATTATATGGAGAGGAAGATCAACAGGTAATAAACGAGTAAAATTTGTAAACAAATATCAAAATCATGAAGATGAAAATATTGATATAAAATTTAGTAATTTATGTCAAAATGTTATTAATAATAATTATATATTAAGTAAATTATCAATTAAAGAACAATTAGAATCAAAATTTTTAATTTCAATTGAAGGAAATGATGTTGCAACAAATTTAAAATGGGTTTTATATTCTAATTCTGTAGTAATAATGCCAGCACCAACAGTTTGTAGTTGGTTAATGGAAGATAAATTAATATCAGGAACTCATTATATAGAAATTAAAAGTGATTATAGTGATTTAGAAGAAAAATATAAATGGTGTTTAAATAATTTAGAAACATGTAAAAAAATAGCTGAAAATAGTAAAATATATATTGAACAATTTTTAAATGAAGAAAATGAAAAAAAAATAACAAATAAAATTATTGAAATATATTGTAAAACTGTAAAAATAAATTATTAATTTGGTATAGAGAAAAAACAAATATTTTAATAATGGACTTTTATGAAATTTTAGAATTAAAACCAAATGCATCAGAACAAGATATAAAAAAAGCATATTATGCATTATCAAAAAAATATCACCCAGATAAATGTAAAAATGAAAATGCTACATCAAAATTTCAACAAATAAATACTGCTTATCAAATATTAATGGATGATAAGATAAGAGAAAAATATTTAAAAATGGATAATATAGAAAAAACAAATTTTCAGGAAATTTTAGAAAAACTATTTTTAAATAAATTAAAATTAGATGAATTAAAAAATCTAGGTATTAGTTTATCAAAAAAAGACTGGGAATATTTACAATCTAATTTTACGTCTGTTATGAATTCAATAAATTTTAAAGAATTATTTAATTTATTTCTAAATGGTGATATTCCAGATAAAAAAATAAATAAATGTGTTAATTGTTCAGATTCTGATAATAATTGTTGGGATGAAACTCAAGCAGAATATTATTATGATTTACCAATTAATTATTTACGACATAATAAATTAGATATTAAATTAAATATTAATATTTCATTAAATGAAATTTTAGAAAAAACTAAAAAAAAAATTAAACTAAAAAGAAAATTTGAAGATGAAGAATCAAAAACTATTTTTATATTTTCAATAAATAAACCATTTATAATTTTTAATCAAGGTGGTGATATGGATGATGGTGACTATGGTAATTTAATTATTCAATTAATTCTACCAAATAATTTTATATGGAAAGAAAATATTATTGTTTATAATTATCCTATAACTTTATATCAAATGGTATATGGATTAGATATAGATGTTAATGTTGGTAAAAAAATAGAATATAAAAATTGGGTACCAAGTAGAGATGGTTTTTTTATAAATGTAGATAATATAAATATAAAAAATCATTATTTTGGAATTAAATTAAGTTTAGATTTTGAACATTCTGAAGAAAAAGAAGAAGTTCTTAAAATTATGTTTAACTAAAATCAAAAATTTTTTCTAATTATAAATAAATGGATGAATTTTCAGATAAATATTTCAAGTATTTTAATCAAAGAAGAAATAAAAATATTAAATTTGATTTTATAAAAGAAGAAAAAAGAAAAATTAAAAATAAATTAAAAAGAATAAACTATAAAATACTGTTATATGAAATTCCAAAAAATAAAATAGAAAAATTAATTAATACAGATTGGGTTTATCAAGAAGTTATTAATAATTTAGAATCATTAGATACAAATTATAAAATAACTTGGTATTATAAAACAACACACAATATTTATTTAAAATGTCGTAAAGAAAAATATATTGGTTTTAGTAAAAGAATTAATATTTTATTAAATATAATAAATTATTTATATGATTTAAAAAAATATAAAGAAGATAAACCAATTAATATATATCTATTATTAACACCTCTTAAAAAAAATTTTGATATAGATATAGAAATTGGACCAAAAAATATAAATAGTGGTTATACTGATTTTAGAAGGTATGAAATATTTATATGGAGAGAAGAAGAATTTGAAAAAGTAATTTTTCACGAATTAATACATTATTTAGATTTAGATAATAGAGATATAATTTTTGATGACACAGATTTACATCATAAAATAAATAATTTTAAAAGTTATTATGAAGCTATTACTGATTTTTGGGGAATAATTTATCATTTAATATATGTTTCATTAATAACAAATCGTTCTATTAATAGTTTATTACAAATTGAATTTAAATTTATAGAAAATCAAGCAAATTTAATGAATGATTTTTTTAATTTAAATAATTGGAATTATAAAAAACAAATAAATCAAAAAAGTCCAGCATTTACATATTTTATTGTAAAATACTTGCTATTTGATAAAATATTAAAATCTAATGATATTACATTATTAGATAATCCATATAAATTAATAAAAAATATTTTATCTAAAAAATTTAAAACAAACGAGTTTATTAAATTACCACCACGAATGACATTAATACAATTATAAATAATGTATATTATATTTTAAGATTTTGGAAAAGCTTCATCATAAATTTCTTTAATAAATGTTTGAATTTGTTTAAAATTAAATTCATAATCTTTTTCTTTACCAAAAATTTTAGCTGTAGTTTTATCAAGAGTTATATTTTGACCGCTTGTTAGATTTTCAGATTTAAATTTTTGATAGAGTAAACTTACTACTTTCGGACGAGACATTTGTACATCATTATCAAGGGAAAGATATTTTATTAGTTTAGGAGGAACAGGTGTTTCTTTATTAAAACCACTGGAATTATTTCCTTTACGTTTTGGTTTTTCTTTTAAAACACGCTTAATTTCTTCATCATGAAATTTAGCTAAAAGTGAAACACTACGTGCTAATTGTTTTACTAATTCATTATGAGCTTTTTCATTTTTATGTAAATTTTCTTGAATAAGTTTATGTTCATTTTCATTCTTTTTAAAGTCTGCAGTTAATTGTGTTAATTCGTCAATATTTTCTTGCCAAGTTTTTTTAACTTTCTTTTCTTTAACAGATTTTTTAGAATTATCTTTTTCTTCATCTTCAGATTCTTCATCTTCAGATTCTTCATCTTCGGATTCTTCATCTTCAGATTCTTCATCTTCAGATTCTTCTTCAGATTCTTCATCTTTAGATTCTTTACTTTCTAATTCTTTACTTTCTAATTCTTTACTTTCAGATTCTTTGCTCAATTTAGTTTGTTTGTTATTTACTTTTTTAGTGTCTTTAGAAATAGAAATAGTAGTGTCATTCTTTTTAGGAGGCATTTAATTGTATTAAAAATCTAAATAAAAACTAATTTTATCAATTTTTTTTGAATAATATATTTTTTATTATTCAAAAGAAACAATAATTTTAACATTCCTCTTTTCAATATTTGTTGGCATTAATATAAGTTTTTTAATTGGTTCATAAATAGATCTTTCTTTATTTTTAACTTGTTTTGATATTTTTATAAATTTTTTCTCAGACTTATATTTTTTGTTCATATCATTAAAAATTTCTTCTTTATTAGCTAAAACATAATCATAAATTTTTTTAGAAATAAACCATTTGAAAAAATTTAATTGTCCAATAGTTGTTATTACACAAGTATCTTTCATAAAAAAAGGAATTCGATCACCTCTACTAAATGGGTCAAAATGGGTTTTTTGAAAATGTTTTAATTGATTTTTATAATCATAGTAAATATTTATAACATTTTCTTTTTCATTTTCAATTAATTTAAAATTACATTTATTATATTTAGAATATTTAGTTACAAAATGATCAATTAATCTAATTGATACTTGAGATTCGCCGGATACTAAATTAATAAATTTTACTGCATTTTCATTATTATTATAAAATTCTTGATTACCTTTTAATTTTAAAACTTCTTGGGAAGAAAGTTGAATTATTTTAAGCATTTCTATATTTTTATTACGTGCTTCAGATAGATTAATATCGAATGAATTATAATCCATTTATATTTATTTAATGTAATAATTTCTTTATAGTGATTTTTAATTATATTTTATATTAAAAAGGATTCTTTACTAAAATAGATCCTAAATTAATATTTTCTTCATCTTTTATAGACTCATCCGAATCTGATAATTGTTTTAAGGATTCTTGATCAGAATCTGAAGAATTTGAAGAACCCGATAAATCCGATAATTTTTTTAAGGATTCTTTATCAGAATCCGGAGAATCTGATAATTTTTTTAAGGATTCTTTATCAGAATCTGAAGAAGATGAAGTTGAACTAAAATTAGATTTTGATAATAGTTCTAAATTTTTTATATTATAATTAATTTGGCTTGATGTTTGATTTTCGTTAGATTTATTATTTTTATCAACATTTGTTTGTTTTAAAAATAAATTGTTTATATCACTATCTGGAATTTCTTCATTAGAATCAGAATCTTCTAGAAAATTATAATTTGATTTAATTTCTTTATCCTTAAATGAAAAAGCATGTGGTCTTAAAAATAAATAAAATGTTTTATTTTCATTATTTATTATAATAGAATGAATTTCTAATAATATTTTAACCCATGAATCTTTTGGAACATCGTTAATATTTATTTTTTTATTATTTTCTAATAATACAGATTCAAATTTAATAGTTTTTATTATTTTTAATTTTATAGTTTCATTTTTATATTTTTTAGAATCTTTGACAATAGTTTTAAAAAAATATGACATTTTATTTTCATTAAACCATAATTTTACATTATTATTTGCATCTTCAACAATTTTAGAATCAAGATTTTTTAAAAAATCAATTAAACTATTTTGTTTATTTTTTTCTTGAGTTATTAAAGGAATTTCTAATTCATAATAGTCATCAGTAATTTTTATAGGTAAATTATCATTTAATAAAGTTGGACATTGAAAAACTAATGGTTTATTTTCATAATCAATATAAATCTGTTTTTTAGAATCTAAATTTTTAATTTTTACATAGTTTATTTTATTTAAATTAATTTCTTGTAATCGTAATACTCTGGAATTCATATTAAAATATATAATATATTTTTATAAATAAATACGCATAAATTAATATTTATAATTTAATTTTTAAGTAGATTTAGATTTTGCACCACGTCCACTAGTTTTAGCGACTGGTTTCTTAATTGGAGGCGGAGGTTTTTCTTCTTCACTTTCTTCACTGTCATCATCTGATTCAACTTGTGCTACTTTTTTAACAATTTTAGGTTTTTCTTCTTCACTTTCTTCATCATCATCAGATTCAACTTGTGCAATTTTTTTAACAGTTTTTGGTTTTTCTTCTTCACTTTCTTCGTCAGATTCAACTTGTGCTACCTTTTTAGTAATTTTAGTAACAACGGGTGGTGGTGTTTTTTCTTCACTTTCTTCATCATCAGATTCAACTTGTGCTACTTTTTTAACAAGTTTTGGTTTTTCCTCTTCACTTTCTTTGTCAGAGTCAACTGGTGCTACTTTTTTAACAAGTTTTGGTTTTTCATCACTTTCATCAGATTCAACTTGTTTTACTTTTTTAACAGGAATAGGTGGTGCATTAGATGATGCATTAGATGATGCATTAGATGTTTCTTCATCACTATCAAGGAAAGCATCAGAATTCATATAATCTTTATACATTGAATTTCCTTTGATAGGAATTTCTACTTCTCCTTTGATTATTTTAAAAGTAGCACCCCAAGCAGGATCTTTCTTGGTAAGTGGTTGTGCCCAAAATTTTACAAGTCGAACAATTGGACGGAAATTAGATTGGAAACAAACAAAACGCGCAAATTCATCAATAGTTTTAATATCTTGTATTTCAATACGATTACGTTTGTTATCAACTATTTCAGAACGAAATAATTTAGTTTTAATTTCACCAGAAGTATAATCTGTATCAATTTTTAATTTAAGATAAGGATATTTAGGAAGAGTAGATTGTTTAGCTAATTTTTTTTTAGAATTTTCATCATCATCATCATCATTATCGTATGATATAGATTCACGAATAATAGGTTGGTAAGTATATTTATTCCATTTTTTACCTAAAAGTTTAGAAGCAAATTCTTCAGATGAAAAATGTCCATCTATTTCTTTGCATATTCTTATAAGTTCTTCTATTTCAGGAATAGAATTATTTAAAGGCATTTTTACAAATGTACGATCAGAATCATTTTTAAAATATTCACCAGCTCTAGGTACACCATATGTTTCAAGGCGAACCCAAGGAAATTGAAATATTAGTGGTTGATCAATACCAAATTTAGGATGATTATATTTTGGATATGCTATTTTTTGGCCTTTGGAACGTTCATTTTCTTGAAGTTCAGTGGATGAAATACGGCTTACTTCGACATCTGTGTATTTAACGGTAAAATCTTTAACTAAGTTGCTGGACATTAACATATAAAGATTAATCTCAATATATTTATAAATCAATTTTTTATAATTAGTTCTAAATGACTAACAGGTGATGGTTTTTGACAATAGTCATAATGTTCATATGGAGGTTTATAATATTTTATAAAATATTTATAACTAATACAATTAATAATTTTATCAATTTTCACTGGGTTTGAATTAATTTCAAATAAAATTAAACCATGCTTATCTAGATTAACTGTTGATAATTTATCTTTAGTATCAAATAAATTACATTTATTATAAATAGCTTCTTTTATATCATTAATAGAATATAGTTTATCGGGAATACCTAACCAATCCAAAAGTTCAGAAGAATATCTATTTTTCTTATTTATTTTAGAAAGCATTATTATTATATTAAAATTAATACATTAAATTATTTTTGAACAATTTTTTTTTAAAATAAATGGTTTAAAGAGTATATTCAAATCATAAATATGGATAACATAAAAAATTTTGAAGGTTTAAACCTAAATGAAAATTTAATTAAAGGTATATATTTACATGGTTTTACACAACCATCACCAATTCAAATTAAAGGTATTGAATCAATTAATACTGGAAAAGATTGTTTACTACAATCTCAGTCAGGAACAGGTAAAACAGCTACTTATTTATTAGGAGTATTAAATCGTATTGAAATAAATTCTAAAAATCAATGTATTATTTTAACACCTACAAGAGAATTAGCTGAACAAGTTTTTGATGTAGCTATTAAATTAGCTAAAATGACAGAAATTACAATTCAAAAATCAGTAGGTGGAACTAATATTAAAGATTCAAAAGATGATTTAAAAAATGCTAATTTAGTTATTGGTACATTAGGTCGAATTCATCACATGATTACTGATAAAATAATTTCTATTCATTCATTAAAAATATTAGTATTAGATGAAGCAGATGAAATGCTAACAGACGGAATTACAGATAAATTAAATTTTATTTTTGAAAAAATACCATCCGGAATACAATCTATTCTAATTTCGGCTACATTAAATACAAATGTTTTTACAGTAAGTAAAAAATTATTAATTGACCCTATTAAAATTCTTCTTAAAAATTCAGAAGTTGCCGTAGAATTAATTAGTCAATTTTATATTGAGATTGATACAGAAGATTTAAAATTTGATACTATTATGGACTTGTATGGTATTACATCAACATCACAAACTATTATATTTTGTAATACTATTAGAAAAGTTGATTGGTTAAAAGAAAATTTAGAAAAAAATAATTTTACAATAACTTGTATACATAGTAAAATGAATCAAAATGAAAGAGATAGTATTGTTAAAGAATTTAGAGAAGGAAAAACTCGTTTATTATTAACAACTGATTTACTTGCTAGAGGTATTGATATTCCTGATGTTAATTTAGTAATAAATTATGACTTACCACCAAATAAAGAAACATATATTCATAGAATTGGTCGTTGTGGTAGATTTGGTAAAAAAGGTGTTTCTATTTCATTAGTAAAAATAGATGATCAATCAGATATTAAAAACTTACAAAGAATGAAACAAATTTATAAGATTGATATTAAAGAAATGCCTAATGATATAGAAAAATATTTATAAAATTAATTAATATTAGAAATAAAATTAATTAAAATTGTATTACATTTGTTAAATGATTTCCTTGAATATCAGTATTATAGTTTACTGGTGAATAATATAAATGTGGTATAAAATCAAACATATTTATTTTATTAAATGCACATGTATATACATAATCTATTGCTTCAAATTTAATTATTCCTACTTCTTTCTTTACAAATAAAGTAGAAATAATTTCCATTAACTTTTTACAAATACTCTTTCTAATAACAAATGAAAAAGTACATCTATCCCAATTAAAATTTCTATAAATCATTTGTTTTCTTTTAATTAAATTTGGATTATCTGTTTTTTCAAACATTAAATTAAAATCATCTGAATATCTACAATCAAAACCTTTATCAAATCTACCACCTAAATATATAAAATCAACATTATAATTTGACAAATTTATTTTTTTAAATTCATTATATTTTTTATCAAAATTATCACAATAAAAAATATCATCTTCATATATTCCAACATAATCATTATCTTCAATATCTTTATTATTTATTATTTCTTGTAATAACATTAAATGAGACATTAAACATCCTAATACACCTTTTGGTACACTTAATTTAATTTGTTTCATAAATCTAAATATAACGTGATTTTCAATTCCAAATCTTTTAATTTCATTTTCATAATCAAAACCATCAAAAGCAGCAAATCTAATAAATTTTTCTTCTTTTAAAATAGTTTTATCTTTATTTTTTAAAAATTGGTCCCATCTATCAGGACGCCTTGTTAAATTTATAACATAATTGTACTTTAGCATTATATTTAATAATTAATTTACTTTTAAATCTATTATATAAGAATGTTATATTATGTGTTACTAGTATTAAGTATGCATTATTTTATAATATATTTAAGTTTGATATGTTATAATTAAAGTAAAAAAATAATAGTTATAAATTTTATCATTTCTATTTATTAAGTATTATATATACCACTTTTACAACGCATCATAAATCTCAGCTGGGTGAGTGGGTGGCCGAAACACGACAATTCTATCAATAGGTCCTCCTAATACAATATCATTCATTATATTCTTAGAAGGATCATTAATGTGAGGACCACTGCGAAAGTTTCTTTGTTCGTCAGGTGATATAGCTCTCCAATAACCTAACGCTTCTCTCATTAGTCTATTATAATCACTAAAAATAGGGTTTTCACTATTAAGTTCATTTCGAAACTCTTCAGTATTATTTGGATTAACACTATTATCATATCTACTCCTTTCTTCATGAGTCCAATAATCATAAGTAGTGTCTAGAACAGACAACACCCGAGTAAAATTAGTAATATTATTAGTAGCAATAATACTATCACTATCATTAGTATTAAGTATATTACGAATATTACGACTATATATACTATATCTATCATTCGATAGGTAGACAGTAAACAATTCATCTTGTCCTGATGGATGAGGAAGTACGTTTTCCGGACGCATGAGATAGATTCTTTGTTCTTCAGATGACAGAGTTTCCCATAAACCTACCATTTGTCTTATTTGTCTGTTATAATCCCTAAAAATAGGGTTATTAATACTAATATTATTTCGATATCCTTCAGGAAAAAGGGGATTAACACTAGTTATATGTAGGTCCCTTTGTTCTAGCGTCATCATGTCCCGCAAATATTCGGCTATTGACAAAGCAGTATTAAAATTAGTAATATTAACATTATTAGTAATACCATCATACGGCTCAACAATAGTATCAGCTTCATATGACTCACTAATAGTATCGTCCACATTAGTAACAGTAGTATTAGTAACAGTAGTAGTAGTAGTATTAGTAACAGTAGTAGTAATAGTATTAGTTGTATGTATGTCATATAAACTTTGTAAATTATTTACTAACCTTAAATAAATATTATCTTGAATTAAAGGTGAAATACCTTCTATTTCATCCATTGTAGCTCTTAATATTGTTAAAAATCTTGTATCTGGGTTAGAAGACATATTTGCATTTATATTATTAACTATTGTTAATTATAAAAACAATATTTATCAATTTTTTTATTATTTGATAGATCATGCGCTTTTATTTTATAACTTGTTGCATTTATTGATGCACTCCAAGATAATTGAACTGACTGATTACATAGAATTGCTGTAAGAAGTACTGGTAGACTAGAATAACTATCTTAGTCTTCTATTTGTTCTCAAGTGTTTTATGAATGATGCCTTTTCAGAATCAGAAATAAAATTATCATCAAGCTTAATGTATGATAGTGTATTATTTGTTTTCAATACGTTTATTATTGGTAAAACTCCATTATAACTTAGTTGATTATAACTAAGGTTAAGTTCTAATAGTGTTGTATTTTCTTTTATTTTCAATGCATCTGCTATTGCTATTCCTCCATCGGACTCAATTTTATTCTCACAACAAACTTTAAGTGCTATTAAAACTTAATAGTTAGTCTTGTATTTGTTTTCAAGTATTCTATCAATGTTGCCTTATCAGAAGCAGTAAGATTATTTTCATCAAGATTAATGTATAATAGTGTATTATTTATTTTCAATGCAGTTACTATTGGTGTAACTCCATTATTACGTAGTCGATTGCTACCAAGGTTAAGATTTAATAGTGTTGTATTTCTTCCCAATGCATTTGCTATATGTATTGCTATTTCTTCATCGATCGTAATATTATTAAAACTAAGGTTAAGGTTTGTTAGTGTTGTATTTTTTTCTAATGCATTTGCTATTGGTATTACTCCATAACGAATATTATTTCCACAAAGGTTCAGATCTAATAGTGTTTTATTTACTATTAATGCTTCTGCTATTTTTACTGCTCCGTTATCTTTAATATAATTTTGTTCAAGGTTCAGCTTTAATAGTGTTGTATTTATTTTTAATGCATCTGCTATATATACTGCTCCGTCATTAATTTTATTTTCACTGAGGTTAAGATCTAATAGTGTTGTATTTATTTTTAATGCATCTGCTATTGCTATTCCTCCATCATAACCAATATTATTATTACTAATATTAAATAATATTAATGTTTTATTTGTTTTCAAGGCTTCTGCTAAAGCTTTGGCTCCACCATTACTAATTTTATTATTATTAAGATCAAGTCTTGTAATTGTTTTATTTATTTTCAAGGCTTCTACTATTTTTTTTATTCCATTATCATTAATTTTTAGTGAAAGTACGGTTATTGGTATATTTTGTTTTAAGCCTAGTATTACTGTATTAAAACTATTTTCAAATTCTTCTAATTTAATTTCGTCTAATACTAATCTTATATCTCCTTTTCTTTCTCTAATATAAAAACAAGTAAATATAAAATTTAATTGAAAATCTACATAATTATCACGTTGTGGTTCATCATTAAAATGAATATATAATCGATTTATGGGACCTGCAACTGGTTCTAAATTATATTCAGTCGCCGATAAAACTAATATGTTAGTAGGATTTAATAATACTTCTTTTAATACAATTAATGAAAATTTAATATTTTTAGAAATATAATTAGAAGAAATAAATTCTGTACTTAGATTATCAATATCACTAATAAATAATTTAGCTAATAATAAAATTTCTCTATAATTTAATGGCTCATTAATAGCTATATAGGTCCCTGTAGAAAACAACTTATTTAGTGGTGGTTTTTTAAATGGTGGATTTTCAATCTTTCTTTGTAAGCTTGATTCTGTATCTACCTTCATTAGTTGTTTTGTTTCATTATTTAGTGGTGAAGATTTTGAAGACATTAGTATTAAACTTGTTAAATCACCAGGTATATAATCAACACCACCCATTTGACTTTTTAAATTTAAATATTTATTTTTATATTTTAAATATTTATTTTTATAATTTAAATCAGAAACCGACATATAATATATGTTATATTTTTATAAATATATTCATTAAATCATAACAAACTTTAAGTGCTATCAATGTTTTATTTATTAATAATGAAGCTCCAGTTTTAGTGTTGTATTTTCTTTTAAGGATTCTGCTAATTCTGCTTGGAAGGTATCATCAAACTCATTTAAAATAAGGTTAATGTGTGTTAGTGTTGTATTTGTTTTCAATGCATCTGATATTGGTTTGACTCCATTGTTACCTATTTTGTTATTACTAAGGTTAAGTCGTAATAGTGTACTATTTGTTTTCAATGCATCTACTATTTCTACTGCTCCATTGGTCTTTAAATCATTTCTACCAAGGTCAAGATCTAATAGAGTTTTATTTATTTTCAATACATTTGCTATTGCTATGGCTCCTTCTTCATATATTAAATTGGAATTAAGTTTAAGTGTTGATAGTGTTCTATTTATTTTCAAGGCTTCTGCTAATGTGATGACTCCAATTGAACTAATAGCATTATGATTAAGGTCAAGTATTAACAGTCTTGTATTTGTTTTTAGAGCTTCTGCTATTGCGATGGTTCCTTTATCACCTATATCATTACGACTTAGTAAAAGTGTTGTCAGTTTTATATTTTTTTTTAAGGCATATATTATTGTATTAAAACTATTTTTAAGTTCCATCAAGTCAGAAAAAGATAAATCTAATGTTATATGTCTTTCTTCTATGTTTATTTGTAAAATACAACCAAATATAAATTTTAATTGAAAATCTAAATAATTATCATTTAAATTGTATTTATTATCTCTAGTATTTATTAATACAATCTGTTCATTACTCATTTGTGCAAAATTAATATTTCTAGTTAAAATTAATTTTATAGTAGGATTTAATAATCCTTCTTTTAATTTATCTAATGGAAATAGCATATTTTTAGAAATATCAAAATAAATATTTTTTATATTTATGTTATTAATATTAGTAACAAATAATCCAGCTAATAAATAAATTTCTTTATTATTTAATTGCTCATTAATAACTATATCTTCACCTGTAGAAAACAACTTATCTACTGTTGTTTTTCCAAGTTTTTCTCTTAAGCTTAAAAATTTATTTGAATCTATATCAATTGTTGAATTCATTATTCTTTTTGTTTCTCTACTTATTGGTAAAGAATTTGAATAAAATAACATAGAACTTATTAACTCGTCTGGTATACTAGGTTTAGGTACAGGTTTAGATTCAGGTTTAGATTCAGGTTTAGATTCAGGTTTAGATACAGGTTTAGATTCAGG